TGCACCAAATCCTTGGAGCGCGCTCTGGTTAGCATTCACCAGATCCGAAGGCAGATTGCTTCGGGTAAGGCGAGCGTTCACATATGCGACGTTACGGGTCGCTTGAATGAGGCGTGATTGCTGGCGCTCTGCCATTGAGGCTTCAGCAATGTTGGCACGCAGCTCCCGATTGGTCTCACCAAGGGCGAGGTTGAATGCTCGTTGAGCCGCTGCCAGGCCTTGAGTCGAGAGATCGGAAACTTCGACTTCTTGTTGGAATTTCTCCAGGACGGTGTTGTACTTCGCCAGGTCCTGTTCGCCTACGCCGCGCAGACGCATCCGTGACATTGCGTTATTGGCGCGTTCCCAAGTCGAGACCAGAGCATTCTGCTTTGCCTCCAGCAGGGAGGTGGTAGAAGCTTGATCCTTCAGTTGGCGGGTAGCTTGAGCAGTAGCGGCTGCGAGGCCCACAGCGGCACGAACTTGCTCATGCGGCTCGAATGCTCGGGATGCCTTGATTGCGGCATCCACCATACGGCCGTATTCGGTGGTGAGCTTGACGATAGCCTCATCGGCCGCGCCAAGCTTCTTGAGGTTCTCGGTGAGGGCGGATACTTTGTCGAAGGTCGTCGTCAGGACCTTCTCCACCTTCACCATGGAGGTGTAAGCCTTCTTCCCTGCCTCATCCGTGACGTTGGATGCCTTGTTGACTCCTTCACCAAACTTGCGGAGCTTGGCCAGGCTAGCGTCAAGCGAGCTGTCGTTGGCCTCTAGGTTGAAACCTACAGTACCAAGTTCAACGTTGCGGGACGGTCCTGGCATTTTGCTTCGCTTGATGGTTTAGGAATACGATGTGGCGGAAGAACTCGTCAACGGGTAGTGCGTACACCTCCTGTTCGGTTAGACCTAATGCATGGCATACGCGGATCACGCTGAATGCCATTGCATCGGTCTTCAGCCGTTTTTTGCCTCGGCAGCCTGCTTCTGCGGAGCCATGAAGTCGGTGATGACGTTCATGAGCTCCTGGTACATGCCGCCGGCGGGCAAGTTCATCAGGCTGTCGAAGTCGGCCTCTTCGAAGACCTGTTCGCTGGTTCCAGGCACGAAGGTGTTGTCGATGATCATGCGCGCGATGCGCTGCTTCGGGTTCTCGATCTGCGACGTGTCGGTCATTTGGCCCACGCTGGGCTGGACGACTTCGACGAACGCCTGTTCTTCGCCTTCGGCCGGAACACCGACGGGCACCAGGCGTTGTGCACGCTTGGCGCTGAAGACCTTTCCACGGATGGCATCACGGAGAGCGGATGACATGATTCTTCCTTGGTTTTGTAGCCGCTAATGCAGCGGCAGCAGTCACCAGATCCGCTGGTGACCCCGGTTCATCAGATGGCGGTACGTGCGCCGTCGCCCATGATGGTGACCGAGAACTTGCTGACGCTCTCGATACCGCCCTGCAGCGACATGTTGGAGATCACGCCTTGACCCTTCCAGCCGGCAGCGCCGTCGTGCAGGTACTTGACGTAGATGCGCGTCTCGTTCTGGAACGCGTCCAGGCAGGTCTTCACAGCCGTCGGGATCGGCGACGAGGCGTTGTGCACCCACGAGAAGGGAGCTGCCACGTCGAAGCCGGCACCGACGCCGGCGACAGCCACCGGCACGTACAGGTTGAACTGCAGGTTCTCCTCTTCCAGGGCACCGACGTTGCCGTTGATCTTGTCGTCGAACAGCTTGAAGAAGCCGCGCGCGACGCTGCCGTTGGCGCCGAGGCCGTCCGGGTTCAGATCGATGATGTACTCGGCACGGGTCGTGAGTGCCGTGTCCCAGGCATCCGCGGCGGTGAACACCGAAGGCAGTTGCAGGCTGACTTCGCGCAGGCCGCCCGGACGGTGAGTGTCGACACCACCGTTGGCTTGCAGGGCGGGGATGTTGGAGTCCTTGATGACCGACACCGACTGGGTGAGCGTGAAGCTCGTGTACGCCCCCAGCGACACCATGGGGAAGTACTTGCCGGTGACCGTCACAGGCCCGGTGACGGTGTACGTGTTCTTGAACGTGACCTTGCCGGTGAGGTAGTCGACGTTCAGGACGTTGGCGTTCTGGTTCACGCCGTTGTCGAACACGTTCAGGGCCTGCGAACGATCGATCACGCGCTTGGTCGCAGCAGTGATCTGGTACGTCTTGCCGGATACCAGCGAGCACGCCTCGGTCGTCATCGTGGTGCTCGTGCCCATCTTGTTGATGACGCACGAGTAGCCCGGGTAGCCCTTGAACACCGCGTCGGCAGTCACGCCCCAGCCCACCACGCCAGGCTGTTGCGACTTGTAGGTCTGTCCGAAGATGGTGTCTTCCAGGGCGCCGGCCTGCTTGTTCAGTTCGCCAGAGCTCCCGGGGAGGGTGTAGTAGGTGACGTCGTCCGCGGACACCGAGATGATCTTTGCAGCCATGTGAGATTCTCCTTACTGGATGGGAACACGGTGACCGCCGGCCACCTGGGCGGGTTCAACGAAGAACCGGAAATTTGCAGAGAACAAATCTCTGGTGTTTTCATCTTGGCCTAGGTAAGAGACATCTCCTACCTGAATGCAGCCACGATAAACGTCCCCAGAGAGGTTGCCAGGAGTTGCGCCTACGAGAGCGTTGACAACTTCCTGAATCTTGGCTGCAGCCGCTACGTAGCCAGATGGCGCACCGCGAACGACTACTTGCACAGAGGGGTAGTTCAGCAGAAGCCGCGGTTCAGGCGGCATACCACCGGTAGAGTTGATCAAAATGGCAGCATCCGGCTTATCCGGCAGCTTACCAAGATGCATTGAGAATGCTGCCAAGGGAGTGCTGGAATTGTACATGACAAAGCCAACCGTCGCCAAGTAGCTCCGAATGCTGGTTGCGGGATCATTCATCCGAATATTCCCGAATAGTCGACAGCCAACGAAACCAAGACTTCGTCCAAGCCTTCTTCCATTGCCGCCTGAAGGTACTTGGAACGAGTCGGAGCTTCGTGCTTCAGCCAGGTGAATTCATGTACGATGGCTGCATAGGGAGCAGACTCATCGCCGAAGACGATTCGAGCGTACGGCCGCCCATTGGAGTTCCGACGGCCGGATTCTAGCTTGCCACTCGCCCACAGATTGCCAGTATCTTCAGGCACATAGTACTGCGCCTTCTTGAATACCGGACGCATTGCGTCCTCGATGATTTGCGGACTGGCATCTTTGAACCGGCGAATCATCTTGTCGTAGCGGCCAAGGATCTCTGCCATCGCCAGTCGAGCGTCTTGGGTAGAAACCTTCCTCCAAAACGCCGTCGACCCCCAACGGGTATTCCCGGGGAGTCGTTTGAAGTCGAAACCTGCTTCGATGCTTGTGGCCATTATAGAATGACCTTGTGCACAACTTGCAGGTTACGCAGATCCGCAGCTTTCTGGTACCGCTGCACCTTCTCGGCAGTTAATACCAATGTGGGATCTGCATAGATACCTTGATCGCCAGGAGCTAGATAATCACCAACCGCAATTGCGCGATCCGTGACAATGTGGGCTTTGCTGATCAGTTCTCGGCGATCGATTTGACCGATGTACGTTTCCGCACGATCTTGCCACATGCAAGAAATCACCACTGGCGGAGCAAACACATCCCCACCACTCCCGTTAGGAGTGACAGACCACCAAGTGGCCTTATCGGGGAGTTTGCGAAGCATCGACATCATTCACCAGTCGAGTTGGATCCTACGACAGTGAACAGTGCAGGCAGGCGCGGCTTGGCAGCTTGCTGGGAGAGAGCAGCGAAAGTTCCAGAAGTATCCAGCATCACTGCGATCTGGCCGAACCTTGTGGACATCAGTCCAGGGCCATAGACGTCATGATAGCCTTCGGTGACGTCCATGATCATCTTCTTGGCCAGCGGACCATTCTCCTTGGAGAGGAGCGTGAGGTGCGCAGCCAGGTACAGGCAGATGTTCTTCTTGGTCAGAAGGGTGAGTGACGCACTCGCCAACTGCTCAGACACCATCACGTCTGCGACTGCAATGAACATGTCGCATTCAGTGGTATCCGGTTCGCCCATCGCGGCACGAACTTCGGCAGCAGTGACGAGAGGCATTACGGCAACTCCCAGGAGATGGTCATTTGATAACCACCATTCTGACCACGACGGAATGCGTAGTTCATTCCACCGACGCAAAGACCGGCGCCCACAGCGTCAGCCCCGATGTCTTTCCACGACCAGCCGTTGCCTTGAGCGGCCTTATGCTTCTGGTCGTACCATTCTTTGCGGACGCCGGGAACCATCGCAAGCCCAAACGACCACCAGGGGTGTTCGGGACCCAAGATGGCCGAAGATGCGACGCCAGCTCCGCAGCTGTACATCACATGCTCTACCTTGTCTCCGGTCGTCCAGCGATCTTGAGCGGAGCAAGGAGCCGCCGCGATCGAGATCGCAACTGCAGCAGCAAGTGCAGTCTTGGTCAAGAACACAGCAGCTCCTTCAGGTCACTCGGCCGGCGGCTCGGTGGGCTCGGTGGGCTCGGCGGACACCGCTTCGGGCACCATCACGGGGATGAACTTGCCCGGGAACTTGGCGGCCACTTCTTCGTCGAGGACCACCTGGGCGCCCTTGCGGACCCAGGTGCCATCTTCCAGCATGTGCTTGCCGTCGACCACTTGGTACTTGCCTTGCGCCATAGCGCTCTCCTAGAGGAACGGGGCCACTAGGGCCCCTTGGGTTGAAGCCGCCGAAGAATCAGCTGAAGTGGGCGATGCCGCACTGGCCGGTGAAGTCGGCCTTCAGGCGCGGGACCATGATGGCCATCACCTTAAAGTGCACCAGCATGCCGCCGTGCGATTCCCACATCACCGGCGTCGGCTGGATGCCGTCGACGATGTCGACCACGTCGCGGGTCATCTGCACCAGCAGCACGTTGGTGCCGGTCAGCTGGTTGGTGCCCTTCACGCCCTTGATGCCGGGGATCTCCAGGATCCGCTGGATGATCGACTTGTCGCTGGCCGCCTTCAGGTCCTTCAGCATGTTGGTGTAGGCAGCGTTGCTGACGTACAGCTGGTACGGGCCGTACATGTTGTCGGCCACCAGCGCCGGGATCAGCTTCGTCGTGATGTCGCCGACGATCTGGTCACCGGTGGTCGCGACAGCCGACCAGTCGGCAGTGACGGAGCCGGTGTTGCGGCTGGGGAAGTTGGTGTAGCCGTAGATCGTGCCGCCGCCCGCCGTGATCGACGCGCCTTGGAACAGGATCTTCTCGAGCAGGTCGGACACGCGACGCGCCGCCACCGTCACCTGGGTGGTGTCCAGCGGCATGCCCGTGCGGTTGCGCGAGTTCAGGTTGCGCACCGACATCTGGAAGTCCTTGTGCACGATCGGCACCGGCAGGTTGACCTGCGCGAACTCCATGCGATCGCGCTGGGCCGCCGCGATGCCCGT